CGTCGTACAGCGCTTCGATGGTCTCCGTCTCCAGCCGGTACCGCTCGGCTTCGTTCCCTTCCATCTGTGCCTTTGCCGCCGCCCGGGTGTCGGCGTCGTACTTCTTCAGCCGGGTCTTCAGCTGCTTGTAGATCTCGCCCTCCTTGCCCATGGCCACCAGTTTCTCCACCGCCGCCTGTGCCTCGTCCGCGTCGCCGCTGGCATAGGCATTGTACAGCCGGTCATACTGCCCGGTCGCGCTCTCCGGCAGGCTGTTGAAGCTGAATTTTCCGCCCTGCGCCACGTTCTGCGCATCGTCCCAGTACCCGCGCACTGCGTCCACCATCTTCCGGCCGTTGCCGTAGGGCACCCCCACGATCTCAAAGCCGTTTTCGATCAGGGCCATGCCCTTCTCCATCAGCTTCTTGTGGTGCTTTTCCAGCTCCGCCTCGTCCATCTCGCTGGTGTCCTTCTTCAGCTCCGCCGTAAACTTCACCACATCCGACGCCATGTCGTTTACTGCGCTGATGTTCGTGGCACTGATCACGTCGTAATCCTTGCCCTCGATGGCATTGTCGATCAGGCTGTACAGCTCGCTGCCAAACAGGAAGTTGCCCATTGTGCTCTCGGTAGACAGCGAGAAAAAGCGGCTCACCATGCTCTTCAGGGTCACGTCGCCGTTCTCGTCCTGCTCCCGGTCCCACCGGTGCAGCAGGAAGTCCGCGCCGATCTTCATCATGGCAAACACCGCCACCTGCGCCGCCTGGCTCAGAATGGCCCGGTCCCGCTGCTTTGTCGCCCGCTGCAGCTCTGCCTTGTTCGCGTCGCTGGCGTCCGCCTTGTACCGCGCCGCCTGCGCTTTCCAGTCGCCCACCGCGTCGATCAGGATGCCCGCATTCTGGAAGCGCTGGGTCGTGAACATCGTAAAGGTCTTTACCATCTCGTCCGGGTTGCGCTGGATGCCTGCCCGCTGCATCACGGTGTAGTTCGGCTGGGTCTGCTCGATCACCTTCTGGTAGGTGCGGTTCACCGCCTCCCAGTATGCCGGGCTGCCGGTCTCGCCCGCGCCCTCGAATTCCGCCGCGTGGTTCTTCACATAGGCCTTGCTGCCCTCCCACAGGGCCGCCACCGTGATCTCGTCCATGCCGTTGATCCACCCGGTCAGCCATCCGGGCACCTTGTCCATGCCCTTCTGCACCAGCGTCTCCCGCTTTCCGATGCTCTGCAGCTCGCCTTTTCCGGTCCCGCGCTGCCGCCACTGCAAAAGCACGTCCCCGTGCTCTGCAATTTCTGCTTTCAGCGCTGCCTTCTGCTTCGATTTCACAAAGGGCACCACCGACGTCATAGTGTCCCTCACAAATGGCATCACCGACGCCATGGTGTCCCCGCCCAGCACGGCCGCCGCCGTCGGCAGGCTCGCCGCCTGTGCAATGGCCACGCCGGGATTCAGGGTCAGCACCGCCCCCGCGTAGTTGCCCCGCAGCGTGCTCAGCATCCGGCTCACGCCGTTGGAGCGGTGCCGCTGGGTGGTCTGCAGGTCGGTCAGCAGATCGTCCAGGTAGCTCACGGCCTTCGTGCCCCACTGCTCCTTGATCACGCCGTTTTTCAGTGTCTTCACGCCGTCCCGGGTCTCCACCCCTGCGTTCAGGATCTTCTGCACGTCCCGGATGGGCGCGGCCAGTCCCGCATAGGCTGCCGTGTCCCGCAGGCTGCGCTGCACCACGCTCGAGCACTCTTCCAAAAGGATGGGCTTGCTGCTCTTCACACGGTTCTTCAAAAATCCCCGGCCCTCAATGGTCGCGTCCAGCTTCACGCCGTCGATCTCGGTCGCCAGTGCAGCCTTGTCCACCGCAATGGGGTAGTAGTTCTGCACGGTGGCCCGCTTGTAGCCCACCAGCTGCAGGCTCGTCTCGTTGATCAGCTTCGTGGTGTAGTCTCCAAAAAACTCCTTCATGTCCGCGCACCACGCCCGGTCGTAGTCGGTCATGGCCGCTTCCAGCGTGTTCAGGATGGTGTCCGCCATGGCTTCCCCGTTTCCGTCGCTCAGCATGCCCAGCTGCACCAGCTGTCCCTTCTGGTAGGCCTGCTCCACGTCGCCCTTGCTGTACAGCTGCGCATCCGGCACCACCATGCCGCCGGTCATCAGGTGCTCCCGGCTGTCCTTGTTCTGCAGGTGCATGTACAAACTGCACAGCTGCGCATGGGTCAGCGGCACCGCGTTGTGGTCCGTGTCTCTCAGGCCCACGTCCACAAGGTCCGCACCCGGCCCGGCAAAGGCCTGCGCTTCCTTGGCGTGCTTTTCGCCCGTCACGTCCGCAAACAGCTGCTCGCCCTCGATGGTGATCTTTGTCTGCCGGTACTGGCCGTCGTTCAGCATCTGCCCGATCTTCTCCATCTGGCCGCCGTTCTTGTAGCCGCCCAGCATCCGCAGCACCCGCTCGGCCCCCAGCATGTCCAGGTTGTACTTGGTCAGCAGGTTCTGCAGCCCGTCCAGCGCCCCGCCGGGGTGGTTGCCCTTGCTCAGCGTCACCTCATAGGCTGCCTCGTCCGCGATCTTGCTCACCTCTTCAGCCTTCGCAAGGCTCACGGTCTTGTTCTCGTTCCGGATCACATGCAGCGTCGCGCTGGTGATGGCCTTCAGCATCCGCATCTGGTCCACCGTCATGGGCAGGTAGGTGCGGCTCTCGGTCTCCCGGATCCGCTTGCGCAGCCGCTCCTGCAAGGCCAGTGCCTTCTCGCTGTAGGGCAGCGCCTCGGCTTCCGCCAGCTTTGCCTGTAAATCAGCCAGCTTTGCATCCTTCCACGCCGTCAGGTCGGTCTGCAGCGCCGTGATCAGCTTCGGCACCCCGGTCTGCTCCCACTCGGTGGTCATGGCCGTGGGGCTGCCCTCGCTGCCCATGCTCGCCAGAATGCTGTTCTGCAGCCGCGTCAGCTGGTTCACAGCCCGGTCGTTCAGCACGGTCATGTCGGCGATCTTTGCCACCTCCGCCGCCTGCACGATCAGCCGCTGGCTCACATACTTGCCCTTGCTCGGCCGCAGCACCATCTGGTTCAGCGCCGCCGCATCCTGCCGGATGCCCCGCTTCAGCTCGTCCATCTTCCGGCCGTCCCGCGCTTTCTGCACCCGCTTCTCGGCCACCCGCTTCGCAATGGCGATCTCCTCATCCCGCTGCTGGCGTGCCACCTCGGCGGCCAGTGCGTTCCGCTGCGCCTGCTTCTGCTGCCAGGCCTCGGCCTTCCGCTGGTTCTCTTCCTCCCATTCCATGATCTCGTTTTCCTGCACGATCAGGCTGTACTCGGCCTTGTCCGCACGCCGCTGCTCGTCCCGCACCTGCCGGGCAAGGTCTGCGTTCTCGCCCCGCAGCTGCCGCACCTCCAGCCTTGCCTCGTCCCGCATCTGCTGCAGTTCGGTCCGCATCCGCTTGCGCTCGGCTTTCCATTCCCGCTCGTAGGTCTCCCGCAGCACGGTCAGCTTCTCGTTCAGGTCGCCCACGTTGCTCACGTCCACGCCCAGCAGTTCCAGGTTCGCGTCCAGCTGCTTTTCCGCTTTCGCGTTCCGCTTCTGCAGCTCGCTCACCTGCTGCACCTCGGCGTTCCGGCCCGCTGTGCGCTGGTTCTCGGCCAGCCGCCGGTTGAATTCCCGGCTCTGCACCTTCTGCACGCCCCGCAGGCCCTTTTCCACCTCGGCCGCCCGCGCCGCGTCTCCGGCAGCCGCCTTCGCCGCTTCCAGGTTGTGCCGCTGGATGCCCTCAAAAATGGCCTCGGCATCGGTCAGCTGGGGCAGCTGCATGATATCCCCGATGATCCTGCCCGCCAGCTCCACGCGGGCGTCCTCATACTCGGCCTTGTCCGCAAAGCGGCTCATGGTCTTCGGCTTGATGGCGTCGTGCAGGTTCATCAGCACGTCCAGCCACTCGGTGCTCTCGAAGCTCTGGCTGCCCGCCACACCGGCCTGCTCTGCGGCCTGCTTCCACAGCGCCTTGGCTCCATCGGTCACGCCGCCCACGGCGCGGTCATCGTTCACAAGGCTCTCATACTGCTCCGCCGGGTTGCCGTCCCGCACGCCTTCGGCCTGCCGCAGTGTCACGCCGTGGCGCCGTGCCTCGGCCACCGCCTCGCTCCAGCTGCCGTACCGCTTCATAAGCTCGGCCTTCGCCTGCCCGCTCTTGTTCACGGTGTACTCCAGCTTGTGCAGCTCCGGGTACTCGTCCCACAGTTCGCTGTTGCGGTAGGTCGCCCCGTCCTGGATCTCCCCTGCCAGCGTCTCGGCCAGCGCTTCGGCCTTGTTCATGTCCGCGCCGTCCGCCTTCAGGTAGTTCACCAGCACTTCGGTCTCCTGCGCCAGCTTTGCCCGGTCCGCCTTGCTGCCGTTGGCCTTCAGCCAGCGCCCGGCCAGCTCGTCCACCGCGCTCCGGCTCACGTTCACGCCCTTTGTCAGCCCAAAAAACTGGCTCAGTGTGTCCAGCGCCGCCGCCTTCTCCGCGATCACCCGGCTTGCCTGCTGCTGCTCGTTTCGCTTCGCGTCCCTGTCTGCCTGCTCCGCGATCTGGAAACGCACATCCGGCACACGGTTCAGCACCGCGGTACGCTGGGCATCGTCTCCGGCCTTGTACAGCTCCACCTTCACGCCCTTCTGCTTCAGCTCGTCGATCAGGCTCCGGCTTGTGTTGTCCGGCAGGATCGCCGCCCGCACCTCGTCAAAGCCCACGGCACGCTGGGGCTTTGCTTCAAAGTACCCGGTCGGGATCTTCGCCACGTCGTTGTACAGCTTCAGGATCCTCTGCGCCGCGTCCTTGCTGATGATGTAATCCTCTTTGGCAAATGCCTTGCCGATGGCCGCCGCCGTGTGCTTTCCCTCGGCTGCCCGCAGCAGGATCTCGCCCAGGATCTCCTGTTCCTCAAAGCTGTTGTCGCTGTGCGGCGTCGTTTCCTGCCGCAGCATCCGGATCACCTGTTCGATCTGTCCGTCCGCATCCTCCAGCAGCTTCTTGTACTCTGCCTCCGGCATCTGCCGCAGCCGTCCCTTGTCCGCCCGCACCTCGTCCAGTGTTTTGTACTCCGCCGTTGTCGTGCTCATCAAGGTGCTTGCCGATACGCCCAAAACATCCTGTCCGCGTGCATTCTGGCTGTTCATGGCCTTCACCAGATTCTCCAGCGTGTAGGGGTTGTGCAGCTGCGCAAAGCTCCGCTTCTTACCGCTCGGGGTAAACGGTTCTTTTTCATTCCGGATACCCTTTTCTCCCAGCACACCTTCCAGCTTGTCGTACACCCACTGCTCCACCTTTTGCTCCGGTGCCTTTTCCCGGATCGCATTCCGGGTCGCCTCCACATCCAGCGTCTGTTTTCCGGCACTTGTGTCCGTCAGCATTTTGTATGCGTGTTCCAGCAGTTGGTACAGTCGCCCTCTGTTTTCATTCCGCAGCTTGTTGATTCGCAGCATCCACCTTCTGTTTTGCCCCTCCAGTGCTCCATGGGTGTACTTTTCCTCCAAGGCATCCGCAGCCGCATCCGCCAGCTTGTCCAGTCGGTCAATATCTCCGCCTTCAAACGCCTCCTTGATCTCTGCCTCGCCCGTGCGCCGGATCACAGCCTCCAGCGCATCGTTTCCAATGCTGTCAAATTGTTCCTGTTCCATCCGGTACACCGGTTCCACCGTTATTCCTTTGTCCTTCAGGTATGCCAGTTGCACCCCGGTGTCTCGCTGCATCTTCTGTGCCAGTTCCTCCCGGCTCAGGCTGCTTGCCTCGTCCACACCTGCACGCTGCACCGCAGCGCTGTTCACAAACTTTCCTTCAAAGGCTTCCCCGCTTGCCTCGTACACCCGGTTTTCAAAGTCCCGCATGGCATTGTAATTCACCTCATACTCCACCCCCGGCCTTGTCGGGGTCCATGCATCCGCACCGTACACCCGGTTTTTCCGGTTCACCATGGGGTCAATGGTATCACTGCCAAACACCAAAGAGATCGGCCCGTACTTCGTGTGTCCTTCCTTCGCCTTCACCACTGCAATGGACGGCGACGGCATCCCGCCCAGTTCCAGCGCCTCCTGCAGGTTCTGTTCCGTCAGGTTGTGCACTGCCACAAGGTCTTTCTGGCTGTCCACTTCCACCGGCGCCGCCAGCTGGAAACGGATATTTTTCTTTACAGGTGCGTCACTTTCCTTGCTTTCAGCATTTTTCTGTGCTATACTGGACTTAGCAGGAAAGCCCGGGCGTTCAGTGCCCTCCTCGGTTTTGAGAACCGTGTCAGCGCTTTCCTGCTTTTGTTTTATCTGCCCGTTGTCATCAAGGACCAGAAGATTACCATCCGTTCCGCAAACCTCGTGCACATAGAATTTGTTTCCCTGCTTTGTGTTTCCATACGCGTTTACGATCACAGCCTCATAGATTTCCGTCCCGCCGATCGTGACCGGTGCTGCAAACACATAAGTATTACATCCTCTTCCTTTCCAATTTTCAGCATATCCGATTTGCTTACCGTTTTGAATCACCTCTGGCACAGCAGCGATGGCGCTTTGTTTCACTGGGCCATTTCCATGTCGTACAGTTGCCTTTGCGCCTTTCTTTCCAAGTTCGACTGTTCCAAATCCGGTACGTTCAACTTTTCCACCGATACTTTCAAAATATTTAAAAATGTTATCTGTATTTTCTTTTGGCGTCTCTCCATACGCAACTTCTTTTCCTGTAATTTGCGCAACAGGCTCCATTTTTTCAAGCTGGTCAAGATTATCGTTCAACTGTTCTTCTAGTGTTCCTTCTCCTTCCTGCAGCTGGAACTTCACCTTCTTCGCCGCCCCCTTGTTTTCAAGGGCCGCGGCGTTTTCTTTTGCCGCCCGCAGCTTCTCCATGGCCTTCTCTGCATGGGCAAAGTACTCGTCCTGCAGGGCCCGCTTCTCGGCTTCCGCCAGCCGCTGCGCTTTCAGGGCTGCCCGGTTCTCCGGGTCCTTCGCCAGCACTTCCTTTGCCCGGCTCACGATGTCGCTCAAAAGGTCCTTCACCGCGTTCATCACCTTGCGGATGGTGGTCCCCGCCCGGCCTGCGTTCTTCTCCGCCTGCCCGCGCTGGAACTCCACCCACCGCTTGAAGCTCTCCTCGCTGTCAAAGATGCCGCGCCACGCATCGGCCACCATTTCCTCGGCCGCTTCGCCGTAGGTCAGGCCCTGCTGTGCGTAGTCGGAAAGTTTATTCCGGATCAGCTCGTCGATGTTCTCAAAGCCCTCGCTCTTGGCCAGATACTCCAGCACATGCTGCTGCACAGCCTTTGCACCCTCAGTGTCCAAAGCGTTATACCAGTGCCAGTCCTCGTGCAGCACGGTGCCGAACACGTCTCCCGCGCTGTCTGCAAAAAAGATTTGTCCGGCAGCCGTGTCCACATAGGCCTTCACCCGCTCATCGCCTTCCAGCACTGCCTTCAGCACCGCATCGGTGTCGGTCGCCCGCGCGTTCAGCTCGATCAGCTTCGTGGCCACCTCGTCTGCCGTGCGCATGGTGCCTTTGTACAGCACCCGTCCGCTGCCGCTCACGCTCTTTGCGCTCAGCGCACCGCCCAGTGTCCCGGTCTGCACGGCCCCGGCTTCCGCTTCGCCCTTGCCCTGCAGCCACGCGATCTTCAGCGCCGCTTCTCCGCCGGGCTGTGCCAGCACATAGTCCGTGTTCACCGCAAGGCCGTTCATGCCCTTCGCCAGCTCCATAGCCTTGTCAAAGGTGGTCACGTCCTCCATCTGTCCCAGCCGGTACAGGCTGGAGGCCGCCGCCGCATACCGGCTCTCGTCCGCAATGCCCGTCGGCATGTTCCGGCTCAGCGTCTGTGCCGCGCCCTCGCTCACCTTCCAGCGCAGCAGCTCCCGCTGTACGCTGCTCTTCTGCGCGCCCTCGCTGCGCACTTCCAGCCCGGCCGTCTCCCGCAGGGCTGCCGGTTCCGCCTGCTGTGCAAAGGCTCCCTCACCGAGGGAGCTGTCGAGCGAATGCGAGACTGCGGGAGTTTCCACCGTTTCCCCGGTGTTTTCCACGGTCCGCTTCTGTGCCGCCTGCGCCTGCTGCTCGGCCTGTGTCCGCGCAGCCATCTCCGGATCCAGCACCTGCGTCTCCACGGTCCCGTCCGGGTTCCATGTGGTCATCACGCCGTCCCGGATCTCCCGGCCGCTGCCCTGCAGTTCCCCGGTCTGCTCCTGCTGCACGGCTTCCGGTTCCTGCTGTTCCTCCTGTGCCGACTGCGCCGTGCTCCGCTCGGCTTCCATCTGCCGCAGCACCTGCCGGGTCTGTGCCGCCGTTTCGGGCAGCTCCATCCCGTATGCCTCGGCAAAGGCCGCGCGGTTCGCTTCGTTGGCCTCGTTCGGGGTAAACAGCTTGATGGTCCTGCTTGTCAGGGTCCCGCTGTCCATCGCTTCGGCCAGCTGCTGCACCGCCGGGTTGCTGCTCTGCACGGTCCGTTGTTCCGTCACTGCCTCACTTGCCGCCGGGGCCGTTTCCTTCTGCAGCACTGCCGCATCTTCCGTCTGCTGTGCGGCATTCCCCACTTGCCGGTCATTTGCTGCCGCCTGCCGTTCCGTCTCAAAAGCTCGCCCCTCGGGAGAGCTGTCAGCGCCCTGCGCTGACGGAGAGGGTCCATTCCGCTGTCCGGTCTGTCCTTCCGCCTCCAGCGCCGCGCTCATCCTGCCCAGCTGCGTGCCCACGGCACCGCCCAGCGCGCCGGATGCGCCGCCCGTCAGGCCGCTCTCCAGTGCCGTCAAAAAGGTGTCTCTGTTAAACAGCTCCTGCGCCGCCTGCTCGTCTCCCAGGGCCGCGTCAATTGCCTTGTCCGCATAGGTCTCCACAAAGGCCTGCATGGCATTGTCGATGCCGCCGGAAATGGCATTCGCCACCGTCGGGTACTGCTGCGCCAGTACGCCGTTGTCTGCCACGCTGCGCACCACGTCCGCCAGCTTCCCCGCCAGCGTGTCCTTGGCGTAGTCGCTGCCCATGGTCCGAGCAAGGTCTGCCGCGCCCACGCTGTTGATGGCCCAGCCCGCGCCAAACTTCGCAAGGCCGCCTGCCAGCGTCTTGCCTGCGCTCTCGCCCTTCTCGATGCTCTGGCCCATGCTCTCCGCGCCGCCCTGGGCGCTCAGCACCGGCAGCACCAGCGCCGGGCTGATGCCCGCCACCGCAAGGTTCTCCGCCGCACTGGTGGTCACCCCCATCAGCTGGCGCGCAAGGGGGCTCATGCCCGCCTGCGCCGCTTCGTTCAGCTGCTGGCCGCGCTTGTACATCTGGTAACCCAGGCTCTTCTCCGGGTCGATGCCCTCGCTCACCTTTGCCCCGCTGATCCGCGCCCGCATCCGGTCGATCTCGCTCTGGCTGTAGCCCTTGGCCTTCAGCTCTTCGTCCGTGTAGGCCGTGCCGGTGCTCTGGGCCGGGGCCGCCATCACTCCGCTGCCGTTCGGCTGCATGGCGTTATCCCGCCCTGCATACTGGGTCTTTCCGCCGGTCATCAGGCACAGCAGTTTCCACTGCCGGTTGTCGCTCTTCACGCTCTCCTGCAGCTCGTTCCAGTTTTTGCCGGTCTCCACTGCGTTCTGCACGCTCCGCACGGCCGTCTCGCCCGCCATCAGCGGGGCCGACGCCACCGTGTCCACAATGCCGCCGATCGTGTTGGAGGTGCGCCGCGCCGCCCGCTGCCAGTCCGGCAGGGCATCAAAGTCGGCAATGTACTGCCGCGCCTCGTGGATCTGCTTGCGGCTGTAGCCCTTGGCCAGCAGCTCCGCGTCGGTGTACTCCCGCTTTTCCGTGCTCGTTTCCGCCGTCGGCGCACTGGCCATTGCCCCGCTCACGCTTATCGGCTGCATGGCGTTGTTTCGTTCAGCATAGGTCTTGTTCCCCTTGCCGGTGCGCAGCAGCCGCACCAGCTGCCGGTGCTGCGGGTCTGCATCCATCCACTGGTTCAGCCGGTCGAAATCGCTGAACTTGTCGGTTGCCTTCAGCTCTTCAGTCTCCTGCTTCAGCTGCTGTGCATCCCGCGCATACCAGCTTTCCACCCGCTTTGCGTCCGCATCCTTGATCTGCTTTTTTACGCTCTCCGCGTTCGGTGCACTGGCCATTGCCCCGCTCGCGCTCTGCATCGGCATGGCGTTGTTTCGCTCGGCATAGGTCTTTCCGCTCTTGGTCCCGGTCCCCAGCACCTTGGCCGCCGGGGCGCTGTTCTTGCCCGTTCCCAGCCACTCCGGCTGTCCGGTGCGTTCCACCGTCGGCAACTTTGATCCCGCCTTTTTCGTGGTCTGCACGCTTTGAGTCCCGGTCATCTGCCCCAGCACCTGCGCGCTCAGGCTTCCGCTCGTGGGGTTCTGGTTGCTCTTTCCCGCGCTCTGCGTCCCGGCTTTCTGTGCCGTGCTGCGCACGCTGGTGCCAGCGCTCCGGTTCACCCAGGCGTCGGTACTTTTGGCCGCCTGCTTGGTCCCGCTGCCCGTCCGCAGCGCGTCGATTTTTTCCGCACTCCAGCCGGTGCTTCCGCTGCTCCGCGCTGGGGCCGTCGTGCTTTTCGGTGCCGCGCTCTGGCCGGTTCCCGCTGTGCTCTTCTGCCCATTATTCTGTTTGCGCAGCTTTTCAATGTCCTGTGCGCTCCATCCCATACTCTCACCTCATCACTTCGTTCCGCGCCACTCGTAGTCGATCTGGTTCATAATGGCCGAGATCTGGTCGCTGCTCAGGCTCGTGTTGTTGGCCAGCTCGCTTGCGATCTGGTTCTGGCTGTACCCGCTGTTGGCCATCTTCCGCGCGTTGTACATGCCCTGCTCCCAGGCTGTGCCGTTTGCCTTGCCGGGGTTGCCTGTGCCAGTCAGCCGCTGGATGCGCCCTGCATCAGCCAGTGTGTCCTCGTAGTAGCTTCGCCGCTGGTCGTCCGGCTTCATGTTGCTGTATTCTTTAAACATCGTGTTCAGCTGCGGCTGAGTGTACCCGTCCACCTTGCTGCTCCTGCTCTTCGTGCTGCGGCTCGTGCCGCCGCTCCCGCTTCTGGTCGTGGTCTTGTACCGGTTGCTGATGGCCAGCTGGCTTGCGTACTTGGCAAGGTCTGCCTGGTTCAGCCGGTTTGCAATGGTGCTGTAGCTGTCCACGCTCCCCGTGGGCAGCCCCGCCATCTGCAGGTAGTTGTTCGCCGCCGTGTCGTAGCCGCTGCCTGCAAGCCCGGCCGCCGTGGTCAGATAGTCCAGCTTGTCCTTGTCCACCTGCGACAGGCCCTGCCAGCTGTCCAGCATCGTGTCCGTCAGCCCGTACTGGTTCAGGATCTGCTTTGCCGCATCGTCAAAACCTGCCTCCTTGTAGCTTGCCGCCTGCTGCAAAGCCGCCATCTGGTCGCTCAGCTCGGTGCGGCTCAGGTTGTCGTTGTACTGCCGCAGGGCAAAGGCGTTCTCCCAGTCCTGCTGCCGGTACCCCTTGTAGGCGTCGTACCCTTCCAGCGCGGCCGCGCCCACGTTCTTCACCACGTTCCACACGTTGCTCAAAAAGTCGCTGTTCTCCTGCCGGGCCTGCTGGGTGCGTCCGTACCGGTAATTCCGCAAGTTCGCCGCATCCGCCACGCTGCCGTCGTACTCGCTGCGTGCAAGCTGGTCCTGCGTCAGCAGGTTGTCCAGCTGGGTGCCCCGGCCTGCAAGTTCCTGCTGCCACTGGCTCAGGGCATCCGCCCGCGCCTGGGCGTACACGTTGGCGGTCTGGCCCGTCTCCCCGGCCGCCGCCTGCTGTGCCGCGCTCTTGGCCCAGTCCGTGCCGTACCCGCCGCTAAGGCTGTTTGCCACCTGCTCGGCCGCACTGGCCCCCGCTCCTGCATTGCCAAACAGGCGGCTCAGGGCACCCCGGTAGGTGCCATTCTGGCTGTCAAAACCCAGTCCTGCGCTGTTGGCACTGTCCATGCCCGCCAGCGCGTTCTGGATCCCTTCGTCGTAGCGGTTCTCATACGCTCCCGGCATGGCCGCTTCCGCCTGTGCCTGCTGTTTCTGCTGGTCGTTCAGTCTCTTGATGGTCCCCATGCTCTACCTCCATTCTCAGATAAAGAAAAACGGCAGGATCTGCGCCGCAATGCCCAGCACGCTGAACAGCCCGTTCAGGGTGCTGCTCACGTTCTGCTGCCGCTGTGCATAGGCGTTGTTGTACTCGTTCTGCCTGTAGCTCAGGTCGTTGTACCAGTTCGACAGGTCTTTCTGGTACTTGTTGTAGTCATTCTGCTCGGCCTCCTGCAGGCCGTTCAGCTCCTGCTGCAGCCCGCTCTTTTTCGTGTTGTACTCGCTGCGGCTCTGGCTCGTCAGGCTGTCCAGCATCGTGTCCAGGTCGCTCATGGTCGCCGCATAGGCCTTCTGGCCCGCCTGGGTTCCGTAGCTGGAGCCGTACCCGCCGGTCAGTGCGCTGGCACTGGCCTGCGCGTTCTGGTTCGCCAGCTTCGCCTTCTGGGTGTACTCGCTCTTGTACTGCTGGTATGCCGTATCGGCCGCCGGGTCATAGTCGTAGCCGCCCAGATCATCCAGCTTGCCCATCACGTTGTCGATCTGGCCC